AAAAAAATATGGGTGATGATTACAAGGCTAGTCTCAAGGGAGAAGTCGTGGAATTAATAGAAAAAAGAGATCAAACTATTTCTGAACTAAATACTCGTATTGATGGAATGGAAATGGAATCTCAGAAGGCTTTGGCTAATGCGCCAGCTAAAAATTTTAAGTCTGAACTCAAAGATTCTTTGTCTGAAAATGCTGAGTTTAAGTCATTTTTAAACGGAAACTCTAATAAAGCTACTTTAAGTATTAAAGCTACTATGGTGACTAGTCTAAATGCTAGTGGTAACACCGTACCAGCATCTGTATTGCCAGGATTTTACTTTGATCCAACAAGAACTATACGAGTAAGAGATTTCTTACCTACAATTCCAACATCTAGCAACACGGTACGTTATGTACAAGAGATTGCTTACACTAATAATGCAGCTGCTAGAATAGAAGGTTCTGCTTTTGGTGAGTCTGAATTTAGATTGGATGCAGTTGATGCACCCGTAAGAAGCATTGGTTCTTACATGACTTTAACTAAGGAAATGTTAAATGACATACCTCAGTTATCTTCTTATATTTCTACAAGGCTACCAGCCAAGGTAATGAATGTCGAGGACAATCAATTACTCAATGGCGCTGGTACTGGCGTTAATTTGCAAGGCTTAATGACTGCTGGTGGAGGAACTGCTTTTGATGAAACATCGGGTGGTAAATTCTATGAGTTCTTTGGTGCTGCTGCATCTGCTTACACAAATGAGTTTGATGTATTAGTTGCTGCTAAGAACCAAGCACAAGTATTGGAGTATTCTCCTACTGCAATTATGGTCAGTTCTTCTGATTATAACAAAATGTTTTTGAGGAAAGATGCTAATGCTAATTACGTTGTATTTACAAATGGTGTACTTACTTTATTGGGTATTCCAATTGTTGTTAGCAACGCAGTTACTGAGGGTAAATTTATCATTGGAGATTTTTCACAAGGTGCTACACTTGCTCAAAGAGAGGGAATGGAAATTGCCTTTGCAGAGCAAAATGAAGCCAATTTCATTAAGGATTTGGTAACCGTTAAAGCTACGGAAAGAATAGCATTGCCTATTCATAACCCAAATGCTTTTGTACACGGAACATTTGCAACTGCTATTGCAAGTATGAATGCATAAACCACTTTTGTGTGTTTGTTTTGGAAGGGGGGTGCAATTTGCATCCCTTTTTCTTTGTTTTTATATTTTTTGTCATTAGAATTGTTGTATGAATAAAGAATACGATTACACAAATCCAAGTCATTATAAATTAGGTAGTAAAGAAACCTTTGAAATGATGATTGATATTTGGGGTAAGGATGCATTTATTAAGCATTGTGAAATGACATCTTTTAAATATCGTATGAGAGTAGGCACTAAGCCAAATGAACCCATAGAAAGGGATTTATCTAAGGCTATGTGGTATGAATCAAAAGCTAAACAATTGAGAAATGAAAAATAGATATTATAAATTAAGAGAAGAAGTTCTTAGTGTCAGAAAAGACATTAGAGAAGTAAGTGATATTATAGAGAAATATTTAAATAAGGAAAAAATATTTCTTAGCGATATTAATAAATTAAATAAACTTTTAGGGTATAAAATCCCAACAGAAATGACATCTGTTATTCAGAGTAAAGAATATATGTAATTTTTTCTTGTTTTTTTTGGTTTAGAAAGTCACTTTTAAAAGGGTGACTTTTTTTATTTATCTTTGTTAAAAAAAGATGTTTAAAGTACTATTAAATATAATTGAATCAACCGTACCATTAGCTGGTGAGGTTATTGAACAAGTAAAGAGTCCCGAAGGAGGACAAGGAAAATTTAAACTAACTCCAAGATTTGTTAAGCAAGTAATTAGACTTGTGGTGGCGGTAGGTGTTATATACATGGCAGTTACGGGTAAAATTGGATTAGACGAGGCGCAAGATATTATTAAACAATAGAATGAACGAATGGATTACTCAGCATTGGGCAGAATTGATGGCATTATTAGGAGTTGGAGCAACGGGTGCTGGAGGTAGCGTATTGGGGCATAAAATGATTGATAAAGAGCAAAATGCGCATCTAAAGAAAAATGATCAAAGATTGGATAATCTTGAAAAAAAAGTTACTGAAATTGAAGGTGAGGTAAAAGTTAATAGTACATCTGACCAACAATTTAGAAATGAAATAGGACATCGGTTAGGAAGTATTGAAAATTTAAATAATAAAATTTTAGAACATTTATTAAAATCAAAATAACATGGCAAAAATGAAAGTGAAGTCTGCTTTTTTACACGAAGGCAGAGATTATAAAGTTGGTGAGATTGTTGAGGTATATTCAAGATCAGATCAACAACATTTAGTAAGAACGGGTCAAGCTGATATGGAAACATTAAATTTTCCTAAAAAAGAAGAAAAGCAAGTTATTCAGACCAAAGAATTAAAGATAGAGAAAGAAACAAAAGAAGAAGAGGTTGGTGATATTGATTCTTTAAGAATTAAGTATTCAGAAAAGTTTGGTAAAGAAGCCGATAAAAGATGGAAAGAATCTAGGCTTATAGATGAATTAGGAGATGATTGATTATACGATTGCTGATGCAAGCGGTGAGGCAAGTGGTTATTCATACTTGACCTTAACAGAAATAAAAAATTACTTAAAAGTTGATGCGAGTACAGATGATTCGTTATTGACTGATATGTATCATGCAGCAGCATCTTATATCGAAAGACAATTTAAGCAAACTTTAAAGAAGAGGGATATTGTTGTTCAATACGATAGTAACGAAAAATATATTGATTTATTATTTTGTCCCGTAACAACTTTAACATCTATAACATATGAAGTTAATGATGCTAGTGGAACATTTGATGCATCTTCTGATTATTCTAGTTTTGGATTAGCTGATAGTAGAGCAAGAAGTACGGTATTAAGCTTTAACAAAGGTTATGATACGGTAAATATATACTATACATCGGATGGAAGAAGTGTTCCTAGTGAGATAAAGTTTGCTACTCTTGCTTACATTAAGGTTATGTATGACAACAATAGAAATTTCTTTGACAAGGATACACCAACAATTCCTCCAACAGAGACAATTCAATTAATGTCACCATACAAACCTATCGTAATATAATGAGAGAAAGAATTGAAGTTAAATTACGAGAATATACAACAAGTACAACGGGGCAAAAATCATTAGATACAAGTTCTGTTATTCTTACGGTATGGGCACATATATATCAACGTAGAAACGATTTACAAGACCTTACGGGGACTCAAAATATTTTAGAGGGTGATTGGGTATTTAGAATAAGAAATCCTCAATTAGAAGTTCCTATATCAAAATCTAATTTTATTTTATGGAGAGGTAAGGAATATAGTATTACCTCTATTTCAGCGCAAGAAGTTTATCAAAGAATGGTTGATGTAAGTTGTCGTGTAGTTGAATGAGTTTTAAAATTTCACATAACGGAAATCAAATTGCATTACAAATTGATAAGTCTTTAAAAGCTAAACAAAAAGGAATAAACAAGGCGGTTGTTAAATTCATAAATAAAGTTGAGAAAGATGCTAAAAGTAATCTTATATCGGGTAAAACTAGCAATGGACAATCTTCTGTATATACGGGTAAATTATTAGGTAGTTTTAAGAAAAAAAATAAATTATCTAAAAAGGGTGGTAGTGCCGTATTATATGTAAATGCCCCATATGCCCCTTTTGTTGAATTTGGTACAAAACAAAAATCAAATCCACCATCTGAATTAAATTCTTACGCAAATAAGTTTAGAGGAGCAAAAGGAGAAGGTGGAGATAGAATTAATAATTTGACCAAATATCTTCAATCAAAAGGATATGATCAAAAAAGAATTTTCTTTACTATAAGAAAAATAATGGAAGAAGGAACAAAACCTCATCCATTTTTCTTCCCAGCAGTATTTCAGAATAAGTTAACTTTACGGAACGAATTAAAAAAAGCATTAAAAAAGAAAAAGTAACACATGGCAACATTAACGGGAAATAAAATAAAGGATAGCTATTTAGGTTTACTAAAATCTATAAGTAATGGTGCTATATCATCAAGTTTTGTCCAAATTTCTGATGGTGGAGGTAACGCATTGCCTTTATATTTATCTACCTCATCAATTAAGTTTTATGATGCTTACACATTTCCTAGTGCTGATGGTACGGTTAGTGGGCAAGTTTTAAGTACAGATGCTAATGGTACATTAAGTTGGGTAAC